TTTGCGGGGCCAGTGCCATTTAAGACTCCGTACTATTACTGGCCAAACAACGGAGAGCCAGCGCCCCCAGATAGAATACCGCCGAAGGGATTGGCGTTTGGCTTGCTAACGTTTTGACGGCCGAAAGGCACATAACGTTGCAGGCGCTTGTCCCACTGCGCCATAACGGGCTTCCCGTCAATCACCACCATCTTCGGTTCCGGGAGCGTACCGCCACCCCCGCCACCGCCACCGCCACGCGGGCGATTAGCGTTAGCCCGTGCAATGTCGATCCGAGCCTGCCCCTGTGCCAAACGTGCCATCTCTTCTGGCGTCATCGGATCACCGGCCGATAGCGGCTGGCCAGTTGCCGGATCAATAACCGGAGTGCGCGTATCCTTGTAAACCCAAATCGGCTTGCCGTTCACGAACATCTTTTCGGAGTCGGCTGGAATCTGGAAGTCGGCGGTTTCTTCAAGACCGCTGCCGTACACAACCTTCGTCACTGGCTTGCCGTCTTCGATGACGCGCTTGTACGAGGCGTTGATGCGCAGGTTCTTAATAAAGCTGTCAAGGCTTTCACCGCGCAGCGCCTTAGCTGTGTCTTGCAATTTGGCTGGTAGTTTAGAGATAAAGGTTTGCTGATCGGCTTTCAGGCGTGCGTCCTCCGCTGCCTTGGCCTGAAGCTGCGCCATCTGCATCTGCATGTTGACGCGGTTGGCAGCGGTCTGCTGCACCTGAGCCATCGCTTCCTGCGGAGTAGTCCGCGACCCGCGAGCTACAGAGCCTAGCAAGGCACTGAGAGCGAGAAGGCGATCACCGCCAGTCAGCAAAGACTTCAAGTCGCCGCTGCTGATCTTCCGCATATTCTCCAGATACGCCTGTTCCGGCGTCATCGGCTGGGTCTGCGGAGTTTGCGCGGCCTGCGTCGCACCAGCAGAAAACAGAAGTGGGTTAATAGCCATGCTATGTTCCTACTTAAAAGAAGCCAAGGTTCTTGAGGCCACCAAGGACGCCAGCGACGTTGCTGGCAGTGCCAAGGAAACCTTGGCCCGGCGTGGTCGTCGAACTGGTCGAAGACGTAACGGCCGGAAGACCGCTGAGACCCGACTGAAGAATGCGAAGCTGCTCGACCGGATAGCCGCGCTGCGCAAGGAAGTCCTGGTAGGCCACGTCGAGGTTCTGCTGCGCCATGCCACGTTGAGCCTGACCGGCGCCTCCGAGCATCGCCGCACGAGCCTGTTCCTGCTGAAGCGCTTGATTGCCGTAGCCAGCGAGAGCAGCGGCACCGGCCAACTGCTGACCCGGAAGACCCATCGCCATCTGCGCTGCCTGGCCGTAGCCTTGGCTATACAGGTTGGCCAATGTCTCGGCCATGTTGCGCTCTTGTTCGCCTGCAAGCTGGGCTTCGTAGACACCGCGACGCTCATTGCCGAACGCACGCGATGCCGCAAGCTGCGCCTTGGTAGCAGCGTCGCGCTCCGCGCGGGCCTGCGACAGACGAGCCATTGTGGCATCGATGACGTTCTGCTGGTACGGGTTCATGAAACCCTGAACGTTCTGCTGGAACTGCTGCGGCGAGAACATCGCCGCCTGCTGTGCCACTTGAGTAGCTTGCGCCAGTTCCGGTGCGCCAACCCGGCCAGTCGCGGCCTGCTGCGCCATCTCGAACGCCTGCTGCTCGGCGGGGCGGAAACCTGCAACGCGCGGCCCGCTGTACGGCTGGTACGGCAGCGAAGCGACTTGCTGCGCGGCCGACATGTTGCGGGTCAGCGCTTCCTTAATGAACGGGTCCAGCGTATTCTGCTGGGTTGTCGTTGCAGTTTGACCGCCTTTAGACATACTTAAAGTTCCTTAATCACCGTAGTGCAGAGGTGTTTCGCGCCACGGCTTTCTAAAACCCTCATCCATCCCTTCCTGCCCGAAACTGAAAGAGATGTACACCCGACTACCTTAGCATAGATTTCAATGGAATCCCACATCTCAAGTAACTCTTCCATTTTCCCTCCGGCGAGAAAAATATGGAAGACTTTCTTTTTCGGATAAACGTAAATTTCGGTAACGACGGCACTGTTCTTCCCCGGCCAAAATTCAAAACGTCCCGCCTCTATTCCGTCCCAGACATCCTCTATGTCGTGAGTTCCGTTCGAGTAAACCAACGCGTTCTCCAGCCACTTAGCGCATCGGTCGAATTCCGCACGGAGTTGCATCACGGTTGTGCTTCTGTCACGGTCAGAATAGCTGACGGCACAGCCGGCCGAGCGAACGTGGCCGTGCCGTTAGCCCCGGTCTCTGCCGCATACGCTGTGATCTGGATGTTTGTGTCTTCGACGGCGAACATAAGTTGAAAGTAATCGCTCGGGTTCAGATACAGAACCCAGTTCCAAGACGGAACGAGCATAGTGTTCGAACCGGCTAGGCTGACTTCGCCGTTGGAGTTGGCTACGTCTGCGCCGTTCAGCCGCGGCCAAATCCAAACCTTCTTGTTACTTGCGCTGCCGCTGGACAACTGCAACGAGAACTGGAAATTGAAGTGTCCCTTGCGCGAAGCCACAATGCGTGATGTTGGCGATCCGCGCGAGAAACCATCCGCCGCGTCTGTCGTATTGAACGTGATCGCTTGCGGCGTGTAGACGGCCCCGGCCGTCTGCGTTGTCGTGTCAGAGAACACGCCGTACTTACTGACCACCGCGCCTTCGAGCGAATCAACGTCCGGCACGATCAGTTTGGCCGGGCCGTAAATGCCGACATCCTGCCCCTTAGTATACGTCTGCTGGGCGAACGTCTCTAGTATACGATTGCGCTGCGCTTCGTGCAGCGGATCATAGATTCGAGGTGGCGAAGGGAGTTTCATCGGCGCCCGCCGGCAATTGCTTCAAGCCGCATCGTCCCAACGCGCCAATCAGTATTATCCTGAGCGATAATCTTCATCTTGACCTGGCGTCCGTTAAAGCGAACACTTGTTGGGTTGGCCATGCTGTACGGCCCATGCGTCCAGACTGGCGCATTCGGATAGTACTTTGTCGAGAACGATACAGTGACTTGGCCCTGAGTGCGTTCGTCGGGGATCAGTTCGTTGACGTAAAACACGCGGTCACCATTGCCAACTTGCACCGGCCCGGATTCTAGATATACTTCCGCGCCGCCGTGGTTCACCCCGACTTCGTGGTCGTAGATATATCCGTCTGGCGTGACGTACAGCGGATTGGCGAACTGACCCCGATCAGTGCCCGCTGCGCGTGCGAGCGTTCCGATGGTCCAGTAGTTTTGGGCGTAGTCCCACACAACGTAACGGTCGTTCTCCATTGAGCTTGACGACGGATAGAACCACCACACTTCGTTGAACTGCGAGTTATTGACAGCGTAGACTTTGCTGATCTGCGCTTGGTTAATGTCGCTGAACACGTAATCCGACACTTCGCACGGCACCGACTTTACGTAACCGTCGTACATGAAGAAACCGCGCGTGCCCATCCAGACAGCGAAGTTGTCCTGTACGGCGATAGCGTTCGGCCCGGCAAGGCCGCAAGCACGACCGGCGTATTCCGAAGTGTAGACAAACGGCTGGCCGGTATAGGTGACGATGTGCGCGTCCATGTCCGTCAAGATCAAGTTCTGACCACGAACGCGCTTACCCGTAACGATCCGCCCGCCAGTCTGAAGGATAAGACTGCCGGCGTTGTTTGTGCTGGACGGAGTCCACACGGTGTTGTCTTCGAGATCAGACCACTGGACTTTACGCGGGTTACCGCCCGCACCGAGCGCCATCATTGAGCGTTCGTTCGTCACGAGAACCGCAGTATTAGAAGTCGGCGCGTTTGTTACCGCAGCGGCCTTGGTTGGCGTGGTCGCGTCAAGTTGCCACTGGTAAATCTTGCCATCGTAGTTCGAGCAAGCGACCAGGTACTCGCCCCAAGTATCCATCGTCCAGGTTGTTGCAGGCGTTGTCGAGCCGACATCGGGACGCGGTGTACCGTAGAAACCACGACCATAGAGACCGACAGAATAACCCCCGCCGACAGTCGCGTCGGCGTTGCCCGGCGTGAAGCCGGTTGGCGTGATGTCTACGACAACGCTCGACTGCGTAACAGCGTACAGTTTCGAGTGCGTGCCGACGCCAATCCAGCGGGTATTGCTGTTATCACGCCACGTAATCATGCCACGCGGCTTGCCACTCATTTGCGTCGTGGTGCGCTGCTGCCATCCGCCAATCGGCCGGATCATTCCTTCTACCCAGCGAACGAAGCTCGCGTCGTACCACCGGCCGGAAGCATCAAGCTCGGTGCCGTTGCGGTAAATGCCCGGTGGTAGTTTGATCGGAAGAAGGGCCATGTTTGCGTCCGTAGTTAACCGTTCACCGTATATCAGTTTTTAGCAGACTTTGCATCTACCGGACAATCGTGTTCGCAAACGCAGACATAGCGGCTATTATGGGCCTCGATCTCCGCAATAGTTTCGGCGGTGTCCTTCAGACTATCGTAGCTGATTGGCTTGGTGATCTTACAGTAATCACTGACTACGGCGGGCGCGGTCGAATCTAGAACGCAACCGCTCGTCGCGAACAGGATCGGGAGTAGCCACAGCTTGTTCGGCTTGTTCTTCACGGCGCATCACCTCCTGTAGATCGGCCTCGCGCTGCTGCGCCTTTCCGGCGTCAAGCAACTGCCGGTCGGCAAACAGGCGCCCAACCGCCTGAAGCAAACCGAACAGTTGCTTGAGTAACTGGATCACTTGACGCCGTTACGCACAAATGCGGCGAGAAGCGCGGTGAAGACCAGGTTGGCGGTCTGCATGAGATCGGCGTCGCCAACGAGATACGCGCTAACGGCGGTGAGAACGGCAACGCCGGCCGTTATATAAGTCTTGTAGCCTGCAAACATCTTATTACTCCTTATGGATACTGCTTCCACGGAAGCTGCCAATGCGGCCCGTCTTTGAAAGTTCGCCAATCGCCGCCCCATTCAATCGGGACTTTGAGTTCAACAGCAGCCTGTTTAACAGCCTTTGCAATTCTGTGGTAGAGGGGCCAGTCCCACCGGACTTCGCCGTCAATCACTGCGGCAAGATCGACGGCGTGACCCGTAAGGTGACGCGAGCGCAGTGTCTTAGACGCGCCCGACTTGACGAGTTGCTGCTGGCGCGCGGCGGTGCGCAGCCCTTCGAGTACAGTAAAATCAACTTCGGTAAGCTGAATAGCACGCTCGACAACACGGACGAGATCGGGGTGTACGCCCTTCAGTCGCTCCTTAGAACGCGCTCCTAGAGCAAAGGACATATTAGGCTCCAACCTTAATTTTAAACGCAGTCCAGATAATACCCACGGCGACGATCACACCAGATAACCACTTAATAAAACCGACGACACCGGACGCAGTCTTCCAGGCGTCAACCAGTCCGGCGACTTCTTTTGAAAGTGTGTCTACCTTGTCGGTCAGATCGATAAGTTCTTTTTGCAAGATAGCGATCTCTACTTCGTGGTGTACATCGGACATAGGTAATACCTAGACAAAAAGCGCGACGGCCGTAACCGCGCAGATTGGCAAAAATACATCGGCTAGTGATTTAATATTCCAAACACGCCCCTGAAGCCCGCCGTGCCACGGCATATTGGCGCGAATGCCCAAGCCGTACCGCTCGATCCAGCGATACTCAGCTTGGGCATGTTCGCGGCCAATGAAGAGCGCGGCACCCAAAGCCGCGCCGGCCCACCAGTTTCCGGTGGATAGGCCGATAGCGGCCTGCATAAGCAAGGCTAGGGCGCCGTGCAGCATTATTCTACGCCAGCCCAAGGTAGAGCCGGATTAACAACCGGCGGGTTCTTGGCATTCTCGATCTGGCCGGCAATGTTGGCCTCGATGGCGGCAACGGCTTCCTCGCCCATTGCGTCCTGCACCCAGCCAATAACCTGCGCCTCAGTCAGGTCAGCAAAGGGAACAAAGGGCGCTTCCGGATCGAGCATCAGGCCCTGAGAGCCGTAGGCCGAGCCACAGTGATCGCCGTCAACGCCTTCGCAGCGCCAATGCACATTAAAGACGACATTAGATTCGCCCTCGTGCTGGGGGTAGCAGTCCATCTGCTGGACAGCCCAAGTGTTGGTAATAGCCATAGTCAGTTTCCTTCGAGTTGCGCCAC